GCCCGCCGCGATATCGGGCATGTCTTCCGCCTCGACCACGGGATAGCCCAGCAGGCGGTCGGGCTGGCCGTCCACCATGCCCGGCTGCCACAGGAACGCGCCGTTCGCCGTCTTCAGCTTGCGCACTTCGGCAAGCGTGGCCGAATTCATCACGAAGCTCGCCCCCTGCCGGTGCCCGGCCTTCAGCGAGTGGACGAGGTCGATCAGCATCGCATCGGGCTCCGCGCCGAAGCCGCCCGCATCCCCGCTGGCGATATACTGCAGCGTGCCGAAGGGGCGATCCTCGTCGAATTCCTCCGCCATGGGCGCCGCCAGGAACCCGCGCGGCTGGTTCACGCCGCTGCCGTTGATGAAGGCCGCGCCTTCCGCCCGCGCGAATTCCTGCCCGATCTCGCTCGCCAGCCAGCTTTCGAGGTTGAAGCCCGCATCGTCCAGCATCGCCTGGCTCGCCGCCGGATTGGCATAGAGCTCGCCCGTCGGCGGCGCGATCTCGCTGAAATTGGGCGTGGCGGTTTCGGGCCGCCCGGCGCTCTCGCTCACCCAGCCGCTCGCGGTCCCGCCCAGCGTCACCAGCTTGCGATAATCCGCACTGCCGGTCTGCACGACCTGCGCGATGGCGCGGATCGGGCTGATCTCGGTCAGCTGGCGGGCGATCGCCACATCGATCTGGCGCGGCACGGCATAGCCGCCATCGCCCGGCACGCCCGCCGTGATCGACTTGATTTCCTGCGTCGCACCGCGGCGCAGATAGCCATCGACAAAGCCCTTCACTTCGGGCGCCGCCTCGTCGCCGGTGCCAAGGGCAGGGCGGGCCGCCCGCCCGATCCGCGCCTTCACCCGGTCGAGGTCGGATCGCAGATCCGCCACCGCGGCTTCGGTGGTCTCCTGCCGCGCAACGATGTCGAAACTCGCTTCGGCGGGGTCGATGGGCGTGGCGGTAGTGGTGGGTTGGTCAGGCGTAGTTACGTCCATCAGATGTTCCTTTTCTCAGGGTGGATTCTTAATGTTTCGAACCCGCATCCGCGGGTTCGTCCTCGCTGGACGTGCAGCAAGCTGCACCCGCTGCGGCCGCACGTGCGGGTGGCCTTTGGCCGCGCACCAAAGGTGCACTTCCGTGCTTGCCGGACCTCCTCCGGCCCGGATCAATCGCGAGGTGGCAAAATGGAGAAAGTTCCGAGCCCCGGCGAGGCAAGGCCGACTGGCCGCCGCGGCTTATGCCGCGAAGCCAAGCGAGCCGGACGGCTCGCGCCCGGCGTTTGAGGGCGCAGATAAAAAATGCACGCGCGCGCCGTGTTGCAGCGGATGTGTCACCACGCTCACCTCGAACAGATCGATCTCGGCCAGTTCGCGGCCTTGCGGTGTGTGGCGATAGGCCCGCGCTCGGTAACCGAAGCTCAGGCCGCTCACCGCGCGCCGGCGTAGCAGCACGGCCGCGCGCCCGTCCGGATTGTCGATGCTGGCAATGATCCGCAGCCCGCGCCCATCCTCGCCCGCCATCTCGACCCAGCCGATGCGGCGCTCGGGCCGGTGCTGCCAGTATAGGGGAAAGCGCCCTTCGCGTTCGGCCAGCGTGCGCGTGAAGGCCCCGGGCCGGATCGTATCGCGCGCGCCGTCGGGACGGTCGAACAGCGCGGCATAGCCGGCAATGCGCAGAACCGGTGCCGCCCTGTGACCCCGGACCTGTTCCGGGGTCACGACAGCATGTCCCCCACGCCCAGCCGCACCGCGATGCCGACCAGCAGCAGCGCCAGTACGCCCTTGACCAGCCAGTCCACGGCCGCCTTCCACGCGCTGGCCTTGGCATCGCGCCAGGCGCCCAGCCATTCGCGCAATTCGTCGATATCCTCCTGCGCCGACGGATCGCCCAGGCCCAGCCGGTCGAGCACGCGGTTCGCGCCCAGTTCGCTCGCTTCCTCGACGATGGCGCGCAGCGTGATCAGCTCGCCGCCCTCGTGGCCCGCCTGCGCGATCAGCCGCGCCAGCATGTCTTCCCGCGTCATCGGCCATTCTCCATTGTCGCCAGCCCCAACAGCTCGCGTTTTTCCAGATCGGTTAAAAAACTCGCCCCGCTGACCTGCGCCCACAGCCGCTCGCGATCCTCCGCCAGCGCGGGCACACGGTCGAGATCGACACTCGGCGCCTCGGCAAACCAGTCCGCCAGCCCGCTATGCAAACCGGCCAGGATCTTGCCCGCCAGCGGCAACAGGGTCAGCCGCCACAGCGCCCGGTTGGCCTCGCGGTAATTGGCATAGGTATTGTCGCCCGGCAGGCCGAGCAGCATGGGCGGCACCCCGAACGCCAGCGCAATGTCGCGCGCCGCCGCTGCCTTCAGCGTGGCGAAATCCATGTCCGCAGGGCTCAGGCTCATCGCCTTCCAGTCCAGCCCGCCTTCCAGCAGCATCGGCCGCCCGGCATTGCCGTGGCCCTGATAGGCGGCCAGCAGCTCGGCCTTCAGCCGGTCGAACTGCTCGCCCGTCAGTCCGCCCGTATCGCCGCCGTCGTAAACCAGCGCTCCGCTCGGCCGCGCCGCATTGGCCAGCAGCGCGCGGTTCCACTCGCTCGCCGCGTTGTGGATCGCCACGGCGGGCGCGGCGGCGGCCAGGCATCCCGCGCCGTAATGATCGTCGCTGGGGTGAAAGCCCTTGAGATGGATGACGCTGGGCCACCCGTCCTCGTCCTCCAGCGGCAGGGTGATCGTGCGATCGGCCAGGATATAGCGGTAGGCGGCGGGCCACCCGTCCTCGCCCGCCACCACCTGCACGCGCTCGGGCCGCAGGGGGAACAGGTCCACCGGCACGCCGCTCCCGTCCTTCACGATCTGGACATAGGCATTGCCATGCAGGCTCAATTGCGCCGCCAGCACCTCCAGCAGCGGCTGCGCGCCGCAGGAACAGCGGATCAGCGCCGCCAGCTGTTCGTCCGCGCAGGCGATCGGCGCGGTGCCGACCCCTTCTGCCACGATGCGCACGGCGCGCTGCGCCACGGGGTTGGCAAGATAGGCCTCGCCGACCTCGCGGGCATAATCGAAGGGGCTGCGTCCCGGCGGCCCGCCATCGAAAGCGGCCGCGCCCCAGTGCGACCAGGGCGAAACGAACCCGCGCGATACAGGCACGCGGGCGCCGCCCCCGCCCTTGAAGGCGGAGACGAGACTGGTGAGAAAGCTCATGGTAGTTCTCCGGATGCGGGGGCCGCGCAGCACGGGCGCAGCCCACAATTGTGCGGAATTGGTACGGTGACGGGTCCGCGATGGAGGGCGGCCCCGCAATGGGTCACAAGGTACGGCTATGGCGCACCGATCTCGATTCGATGGCACACACCAGCCCGGTCCGGGCCTGGCTTTCGTGCGCGCCGACAAGTGCGGGGAAGACCGCGCCGCCGGCGCCCCGCGCGATGCAATCTACTATCTCCAGCTCGCCCGGCAGGCCCGCCGCCTCGCCGCCGAACACACCGATCCCGACGTCGCCCGCCGCCTGCGCGAAAGCGCGGTCCGCCACGAACACATGGCCCGCCAGCTCAAACGCCAGGAAGACCGCACCAGAGACGAAAGCCGCCTCGGCGCCGGCCTCAAAGCCCTCCTGCGCACCCTCCGCGGCCGCGGGTAAGGGCGGGGCAAACATCGTCATTCCCGCGAAGGCGGCAATCCAGTAGCTCGGATGCCATGCAGAGCGAATTCGTTCCCCTGGTTTACATGATGGCATCGGGGCGAAACGGTACGCTCTATGTCGGTGTAACCTCCAATCTCGTCCAGCGCATCGCTCAGCATCGCGCGGGAACGACCCATGGCTTTACGGCGAAATACGGCGTGAAGACCTTGGTGTGGTTCGAACCGGCCGGAACGATGGAACATGCGATCGTCCGCGAAAAACGGATCAAGAAATGGAACCGCGCATGGAAACTGCGTCTGATAGAGGCTGACAATCCGACTTGGCGCGATCTTGCATTGGACTTCGGCTTCGAACCTCTGCGCTGACTGGATTCCCGCCTTCGCGGGAATGACGGAACGCGTATTTCAACTGCCCATCTCCAATCTCGTCATTCCCGCGAAGGCGGGAATCCAGCGGCGCCGTGATATCCGCACGGCCAACTCCCGCAGCTCTCACCCACCCTAAATCCACCGCACCCGCGGCGCGGCGCGCTTCGCCAGCATCAGCTCGCTCAGCGCCCATACCAGCGCATCGGCCCGGTCCGGCGAACGTCCCGGCCCCTCGTAACCGTCGCCTGCCACCAGCCTTCGCGGGAATGACGGAACGCGTATTTCAACCGCCCATCTCTAAGCTCGTCATGCCCGCGAAGGCGGGAATCCAGCGGCGCCGTGATATCCGCGCGACCAACTCCCGCAGCTCTCACCCACCCTAAATCCACCGCACCCGCGGCGCGGGGCGCTTCACCAGCATCAGTTCCGTCAGCGCCCACACCAGCGCATCGGCCCGGTCCGGCGAACGTCCCGGCCCCTCGTAACCGCCGCCTGCCACCAGTCCGCACATCTCGTCTTCCAGCGCGGCGAACAGGCCGGTGTGGCGCACGCGTCCCGCTTCATACAGCGCGGCGATCGGCTCGGCGCGCGCCGTCTTGCCGCGGCTGGCGTGGACCAGCTTGACCGGCAGTGCGATATCGGCCGCGCGCAGCACGCTGGCGACCATCTGTCCGCCCTGGTTGGCTTCGGCCACCACGCGGTCGGCCTGCCAGGCATGGGCCGCATCGGCCACGGCGCGGGCCCAGCGTTCGGGCGTCGCATTCGTCACGGAACAGTCGGCTCTTACATAGGCGGTGCCGTCCACGCCCAGCATGGCCACCACGATCCCGCAGGCATCGCCGGAAGAACTGGCCGGCGGGTCGACTGCCACGATGACGCGCCGTGCCTGCGGTACCGCGTCCATGTGCCGGTATCGTTCGATCAGCGCGCGGCTCCACAGCGCGCCTTCGACCGCGGCGATCATTTCCCCGTCCAGTTCCTGCCGCCCGAAATTGCTCTGTTCGAACTGTTCGACCATCGCGGCGAGGTAATCGGCGGGCAGCACTTCCCGATTGTCCAGCGTGCCGCCGCGCGCCACGGCGACCTTGCCAGCCTTCGCATCCGCCATGATCCGGCGCATCAACGCGGTCTGGCGCGGGGTGGTGGTGGCGACCACGCGCGGGCCGTCCCCCAGGCGCATCGTCAGTTGCAGATTGTTCCAGGCAGACATGGCCCGCTCGCTTGAATTGTCCCATTTGGCTATTTCATCGCACCAGGCATGGCTATGCTGCGGCCCGCGCAGCGTTTCCGGCTCCCCGGCGGAATAGAGCCAGGCGATCGCGCCGTTCTCCCACGTCAGCCGGCGCAGGCTCGGCTCGAACTCCGGGGCCAGCGCACCCGGCGATGCCGCCAGTACGCCGCTGTCGCCTTCCACCATGACATTGCGGATTTCCGCCAGATTGGCGCCCACCAGCGCGATGCGTGCCGAACCGTCGTGCCGGGCCACGTCGCGCACCCATTCGGCGCCCGCCCGCGTCTTGCCGAAACCGCGTCCGGCACAGATCAGCCAGGTACGCCAGGCCTCGCTCGGCGGTAGCTGCGCATCGCGGGCCCAGCCTTCCCAGTAATAGCTGCCCAGCGCGGCCAGTTCGTGCGGCTTCAGCCGGCGGGCCAGCTCCTCGCGTTCGCCATCGGCCTCATCGCCCGGGCGCCGCAGCCACCCTCCGCGGGACAGATTGCGCCGGTTAGCCATTGCCGCGGGCCTTCGCCGCATCCCGGCGTGCCTTGCGCACCGCGGCATCGCCCGCTTTGCTGCGGGCGCCCATATCGTCGATCTTGGCATTGATCGATGCGATGGTGGCGACCTCGTCGGCCAGCGTGCGGCGGCCCTTTTCCCGCGCCACGCTCTCGCGGTGCGCGGTCAGGCAGCGCAGGGCAATGGCGGTGTCGAATTTGCGCGGCGGCGCGCCATCGCCGGGGGTGTCCCCGCTGCGCAAGTGATGCAGCAGTTCCATTTCCAGATTGTCGTATCCTTCCGCCAGCGCGGCATACCACTGGCGGGCAAAGTCCGGGTCGGTGCGGCGCAGGCGATAGATGCGGTTTACGGGAAGACCCGCCACCGCCGCGGCGGCCGCCACATTCGATGTTTCCGCCAGTTCGTGCAGGAATTGCTCGATCCGCTGTGCATCGCGCGGGGCGATCGGGCGGGCCGTGCGCGCTTTTGCCTGCCGCCCGTCGACCGGCTGGATCGCGTCCCAGGCCTCGCGGAATGCCTGGTTCTTGCGTCTCCTGTCATAGGGGGTGGACCCCGTCACACCGGCTTCGCGGGCTGCAGCGCGCACGCCATTGCCGTCCTTCAGCGCCTCGAGGAAACGGGCCGCCCACGCCGGGCCTTCCATACTGTCCATCGCCTTGCTCAT